CGGATTATATTTGTTTAAAACTCTTAATATGTTTTCTTGTGAATCACCTTTTAACTCTAAAGGGCTTAACACCGCATCATCCGGTCCATAATTACCCTCATTAGCCTTAGTTTGGAAATTTAGGTTAGGTGTGACTGAAGTATTATTTTGCGTTCCTTGTGGACCATATTGGTTAATAACTATTTGAGCATCCTTTGAGAATAACCCTATCTTCTCTAAATCACTACCTAAACTATCTATAAAGTCATAGTGACCTTCGTTAGGTTTTGTTTGATTATTTACGTTAGGGTTGACAACATTTCTACTATCCGTTTGGTCAGGTCCGTATTGGTTTTTAATTATTAATTCATTTTCTTTAACATCACCAATAACTTCTAAATTACTACCAAAAGTTTTTTCAAACCCATAAAGACCTTCGTTTGTAATTTTGTTTGTGTTTTTATTAATATTAACGGGGTTACCAAAAGAATTTGAAAACTGAGTTGGTCCATATATGTTCTGAACATATAATAGTTTTTCAGAGTTATCGCCAATAACTTCTAATTTTGACCCTTCAGTATTTTTAAAACCATATAGACCACCATTGGTCTCAGTTCCTTTATTAATGTTTATTTGAATAACATTACCAAACTCACCACCAGAATTAAATTTATTTTGTTTTGTTAATCTCTCTTCTTGTTTTTTCTGTTCAACACTAATATCGGGAGAATCACTAACAGAATAATCTACCAATGTGATTTCTTTTTTATTAATCTTTGAAGACGCGAACGAACCGTCAACACTATATGGTTGTAAATTTTTTACTAATAATTTTTTTCTAAAATTCTCAGTTGAATCAAACGAAAGTGGACTCTCCATCTATTATCTTTTATTAGATAAATAGGTTATAAGGTTATTTTATAATTACCTTGATTGTAATCTTGTTTTAGATTTTGATAATATGTCTTTTTTATCAAACACATCCATAATTTTTTCTCTCAGTTGTCTCTTAAAGTCACCGTCTTTAGACAGTAAATCAGATAATGGACTATTAGGTATTCCTTTAATATTTAAATCCACAGTTATGTTAAAATTATTATCTATGGTTTGTGTTATATTTTGAGATGTTTCTTGTTTGGATGTAATCGTTTGTGCTGGTAAACTTTTTGGTTCATTACTTTTAAATGATATGTCCGTTGGATTTGATGACTCTAAACTCTTAACTTTTAAATAACTTTCTTTTAATACTGATAATTTTTTATCCAAATCAGGAGCAAATAGTGCTTGGTCTTCTTTTATAAAACTAAACATCTCACCTTTACCCGTAGCCATAGTTTTATTTCCTTCTCCAAAAAACTTATCTTCAGCACCTCCAATTTTAGGTTTATTCATTGCTTCAATCTCAGATATTGTTTTTTTGCTAGTCTCAAACTCGGCTCCCGCCACGTTATATGCGTTAGGGATACCTCTTAACACTGCTTCTCCAGGTGCAGTCATTGCCTCAGTTGGTACCCCAAGTTTTGCAAATCCCTCTTGACCTTGGTATTGGGCATTAACTATATCCGTTTTTTCCTGCTTAGTCATTCTATTTAACATAGTATCTCTAATGATTCTCGTATCTTTTGCTTGTGTTTCCGATAATGTTAACCCTTCTTCAGCCAATTGTCTATCCGACATTTGAGCCTTTTTTTGATATGCCTCAAGAGCATTTGTCAAGGCTGCCGGATTTTTACTTAAAGTCTCAGTTAAGTTATTAGTTTCAAAACCAGGGATTCTTAATTCCAATTTACCTCCTTTTCCAACCTCACTTAAAGATTTAACTAAATTCATTTGTTCTTCACTAAACTTACTTAAATCGACACCCTCTTTCATTAATTTATTCTGAACCATCTGTTCTTTAGCTGCCGTTCTACCAACTTGTACCAATGTTTCATAATCCCCACCAAATGCGGACGCTTGTTCCCTCAACCTCATCATAGCAACATTGTTGGTTTCAATTGCCCCAGTGACATCATTTATTTTAAATGCACTTTTAGCCATCTCTACAATTTTATCTTGTAGATTACCAACATTATTTGCCCCATCATTTAATAAATTAAATGGATTATTTAATCCCTCAATAGAACCACCTAACATACTAAAATTAGCAGCGGCTTCGATTGCCTTTTCTGGATCTAACATATCCTCTAAAAACTTTTTAGGAACTATCTTATCTACAGTAGTACCAAGTCTTTGTGCTTGTGCAGACATTTTAGTTAACCCCTCAACCCCATTTTGAAAGTTGAATGCGTCAACCATTGAAAGGTTTTTTTGTACATCTTCTAATAGTTTTTTAGCCTCTAATCCCGTCTCTCTAGCCATTTTAGCAATTTTAGCCATTTGAGATGCCGATTGTGTTTGCGATAATGTTAGTTTTAAAAACTGTCCCGCCATCTTACCAACTTCTTTACCCCCTATTCCCGTAGTTCTAGAAAGTGCAAGCATATTAATCGTCGCTTCTTCAACAGGTAAAGTCATTTTACCCATCTCACCAGATAACTCACCAGCATATTCTGTGACGTTATCAAACGATGCACCAAATTTAAGTGATTCATTATAAATATTTGTGATGGTATTTCTTAACTGAGTAGCCCCTTTATCGGTAGCACTAATATTTATAACTCCACTACCAAGAGTCCTTTGTAGTTTTTTTGCCTCGTCGTCCATCGCCGTTATAGAATCAATGGCGGTTTCAAATGCAAGGGACTTTTCAAATGCTTTTTTTACTACTCCTAATATATCTCCAAAGGAGGTCCCTTTAGCATCAAACTCATTTAAGGTTGTTTCGTCAACAAATAAAAACATACTACTTTTATTTTATAAATAGAATAATTTTAATTTTTATAGCCTTTCACCTATTAATTTATTCATGAAATATTTACGTTCATAAGTGGGCATCCCCATAATATCCAAATATGAAAAATTAACATATTTAGATAAATAATATATTTCGTCTAATAGGTTTTTTTTATTATTGGAAGAAAGGCCGAAAAAACTCAACCCCAAATGCCACATTTACTGTGACGTTTTCTCCTGACGGGGTTGTAATTGTTCTTTTTAAATCGAGTTTAGGTTCACATTCTGAAATGAACTTTTGTAATTCTTTAGAGTCCCCAATCGGCATTTGTGGAATAAAAGTGACGATTTTACCCCTATCGGTATCACCATCCATTTCAACAACATGTTTTTCTAATTTTTTTGTTACAACAGGCGCAACCATACCTTGTGGGTAACTTTCAGAAATTTTTTCAATTTCTTTTTCATCGGATAAAGTTAATAATTTTAATTTAAGATTTCTACCTGTTTTTGGTAATCTAAAATCATAAAACCCTTCATCATTTGGTAAGTGTTTTGGTTGTATGATATTAATTTCATCTAAAATAATTGTTGCTTCAAAATCTCTACCCGTCTTACTATCTTTAATTGAAAATGTATATTCAGGGCCAAATGAAGTATTTCTTAAAAATAACAATATGGCTTGGATATCTACATTAAGTAGTTGACCAATGTCAAAACCAGGCTCATAAATCTTATTTCTTAATAGTGTTGATATAATTCCTTCTGAATTTGTGTTTGAAGACATTAACACATTCTCATCTTGAGCGGTTAAATAACCTACCTTTAGACTTTCTTTTTTAGGTTTGTAAAATATTCCTTTTGTTGGTAGTTTTACCACGTCATGTGGTAAATTAAAATCCATTTGTCCGTAACTTTCAGCTTGATTCATAGTTTTTTATTTTAAATATAATCCACTACTAATTTTTTGTAAACAAAAAACCCACCTTTGTTGGGTGGGTTAATGTAATTATATTATTTTTATTAGTAAACTAATATACAACGGTCAGGTCTTAAGGTTGCATCTATGGTCATAATATCATCCTTATCGTATCCAACATCACCAAATTTAACTTCGGTTAAGAAACAACCTTGTAATATCCATTTTTCTACCGCCACACCTGTTGGGTCTAACATTTCTAAATCAATATCTTTTTTGTATCCCGCAGCATAACCCATACGTCCTGTTACTGATTCGGCATGTAAACGAACCCACTCCATTAATGCTTGTGCCGCTGATGGACCAATCGGGTCTCTAAATTTAACTGAAATCGTTTCCCATTCAAATTTACTAGCAACATAGGTTTTAGTATTTAAGAAAGGAATATCTTTTGCTTCAATTTTAATACTAGGTCTTGAAGAACTTTCAACGTACCAAGAGTTTATCCCCAATGAAGTTGGGAAAGTCAGTATAAATCGGTTTTCCTTTTTCGGTTCATACTGAAAGGGCATTTTCATTAACAAATCAGCCATTATCTAAATTTTTTTGTTTTTTTTATTTTATTAATAAATATCTAGTGTTTTATTTTTTTTCTATTTACTTTGGTTCAGAAATAAAATATTGTTATACTAGAACATTACTTATATATATATATCATACTTCGTTTTTTATATCTCCTTTAGTTAAATATGTTCTTACTGAACTTTCAGGATATTCTTTTTCTAAAAAACCTTTCATTTTCTCAATATTTCTAGGGTCGTCATCTGAAAAACCAATCTTTGGTGTAAATTCTTGGTTAGTCATGTCATTTTTAAAAATTGCTCGTTTTCCAATCTCTTGAGCCATTTCTTGACAATATATAATAAACTTTCTCATTGCAACAATTTTTAACTCTTCGGGATTCACAGCACTACCTTGACCATAAGTGACTGGTTCAAAACGACACATATCTAAATAATCGTCAATAAGTTCTTTATTTGAAAATTTTAATGTGGTTGATTGTTCATAAACCATATCTACTCCAAACTCCCTATATTTTTTAAGGTTTTCCACAAGAGTCTTACTATTGATTCCATTATGATTACCCACAATAAAATTATAAACCGTTTCTTTTAAAACCTCTGGATTATGTCCTCTTGCAGTTATAATCGCAAAGATTGACCCCCCATTAATACATTCTACAAAATCATTCCAAGACGGACCTAATTTAGCGGTCATAGCATCTAAAACAAATCTCTTATTTCCTTGAACTCCAAAATATTTGAATGGGTCGGGAGCATAACCAACAATTGTTGTCCCTTTAAAACTAAATGGTTCGACACCTAATTCATGTCTATGTTCTGCAAATTCCTCAGTTGACATTCCAACCTCTTCTTCGTTTTCAGACATAACCATAATCTTGGTTGGCATAAATACAATATTATCATCCCAATCGAATGCGTAATATTTTGTATCAGGAGTTCCTGATTCATCTATCCCCTCATTTAAATTTTTCTTATTTAAATACGAGTATACATGTTTTTTAATATTCATTATTTTTTAATAATTTCCAATAATTTTTCTAATTGTTTCTCAGTCAAAATGATATTTTGTTTTACTTTAGAATAACTTTCATATCCTTTTTTTTGGTCACCAACAGATTCCTTAATAATTTTTTTCTCTATTTTCATAATAGTATTTTACTATAAATATATAATGGGGAATATTTCTACCCCCCATTACGATTTTTATTATTTTAATTATACGTCATCGAAAGACGCACCTGTCGGAGTAATCACAAACTCGATGTCGATATATTCTAACGCTCTTGTAGGTTTTAAGTAAATCTTACCCGTTAAAGTGTTTGAATCTAAATCTTCAGGAGTGTTAGAAACCGTCACACGGAAATCAATTAAACCTCTATCTCTTCTTATTTGGTCTAAGATTGGGTTAACTGAATTTAAGAAATCTTGTCTTACTTTATCGTCATTTTGTTCAAACAATAATCTAATTGCTACTGCTGAAATTAATTTACGAGCTTGTAATAA